GTCGAAACAAGAAAACTCGCCGAGAAGTCAGGCTCAGTCATGGGCGTCGATTCTGCGGGCGGGTATTTCGTGCCAGACCAGATGCTCACCGATGTCATTCCTGCCATTTACGCTCGTTCTATCCTGATCGCAATGGCTGATACCGGCCAAACTCGCGTCAGTGTTCTTGACGGGCTTCGTGGCACCCCGGTTCGCTTGCCGAAGTTCACTGGTGGAATGCTCGCGTATTGGGTTGACGAGGAAGGCGACTTCACAGAGTCGCGTGCTCAGGTCGGAAACCTGAAACTCGAACCACACAAGTTGGGCGTTTTCACCCGAATCACGAACGAACAGCAGCGGTTCGCCATGAGCGGGTTCGAAGCACTGTTCCGTCAGGACATGGTTCGTGCTTTTGCCAAGAAGTTGGACTACACGGGCTTCTACGGCAATGGGACCGAGAACAGCCCACGCGGTATCGCCAATCTCACAGAGGTTCAGGTCTACGACGCATCAGGCAAGGTTGCATACGATGGTCTTGCGGCGGCGAGAGCCGGTGTCGCAGACTGGGCAGAAGCGGAAGCCGACTTCGATGCACTCGACAACATGAAGGGCGTGCTCGAGGACAACAACATCGACATCGAGGAAGATGGGATTGGCGGCGGATATTCAGTCTTGTCTGCACCGCGGTATTTCCGCAGGGCTCGCCAGTTGAAGATCCTGAACTATTCCGGCCAAACTGCCGGCCAGCCGTATCTGCTCGGCGCACCGATGCTTTCAGATGCGAAGATGCGTGACTTGATCGGCGACTTTGACAAGTCTACTCAGATCAACAATGCGAATGTGCCGGGCGACTCGATCGCAGGAACGACCACTGAGACAAACTTGAACAGCGGTGATGTGTTCTCTGGAAACTTCAACGAGATTCTGTTCGGTCGGTGGTCTGGAATCGAAATCGAAGATGACGCAGGGAAGGGCTCTGGCTTCCTGAGTGACCAGACCAATGTCAAACTTCGCATGTATTGCGACTTCGCGTATCGTCGTCCAGAAGCGTTGGTCATCTGCCCCAACGCACTCATGCGATAAATCACTGTCAGGGTCAGTCAGGACCAAATCAGGACTTGAATCACAGACAAAGGAACGCCAATGTCAAGCAACACACCACATGAAATGCTGATCCCCGGGCTCGGGCTCGCTCCTCAGGCAATCGGAACATCTGCTGTTCAAGGACCGGCAATCGTTCGTCCTTGGGAAAAGGGCCGCTATCTCGCGTTCTTGGCGATCGGCGGCGCTCTTGTCGCGGCTGACGCCCTGACTGTTTCTGTCAAAGCACGACGGAAAGGAACGAGCACCTACGATGCACTGACAGAGAGTGACGGGACCACCGCACTCACTTTCACTGTGTCGAAGTTCAGTGATACCGGCGCCGTCGAAAATGGTGCCGTGATCGGGACGATCGACCTGTCGAAACTCTCGATGCCATCATCGTCTTACGAGTACGATGCTGTTCGTGTTGAGGCTGTGAATGCCAACAACACCTCTCCCGGCATCATCGGTCTTGGATATGCGATCCTTGGCCTCTTCACCGAACCCGCGGTTGACCTGTCGGGAGTTGCTGTATCAGACGATCTGCTCTTGAAGCAACTGCCCTATACGCTCTCCTGATTGAATGGAGTCTGACGGAGACGCGAACGCATGGCCGAGGGCGTCACTATCGCCTTCGGCCATATTTTTTGCTTATTATCATGCCAGAACCAGACCCAAGACTGACGAGGCTCGACTACGGCGAACCGGGCAATCTGCCTGGCGAAGTAGACCCGCCAGCATTTCCGCCCAGTGTGTTTCCAAGAAAGCCAACGACTGTGGTCGTAGACTATCGGTCGATGCCAGAAGTGGTCGTTTCTCTTCAGGAGAACATCGTCGATGCCCCGCACTCTGGATGACATACCGAATGGCCTTACACTATTCTCTGGCGAGACACAGGATTTCGCCGTTTTCATTCGTGATCGTGATGGGAATCCGATCGATGTCACTTCGGGATTCACGGCTGTTCGCGTTTCAATCACAGATATTGCGGGCAATGCAATCCTCATCGATCGTCAACTTGGCTCTGGAGCGACGCTAACAACGGTTGATGGGATCACAGGAGTCTTGTGTGATACCCCCTCGGTAGGAGAATGGACAACCCTCCCAACTGGTATTTATGTGGGGCAACTGTGGATCAAGGATGCTTCGAGTGATTGGCACACGACCGAGTTCTTCCGGGTTCGGGTTATGGAACCAATCGGAGGCTCAGTATGATCTCTGTTGCAACCGTCATAGAGTCTGTGTCGCCAGCCCCGGGCCAAGAGGCGAATATTCAACTGCTCACGAATCAAGCGATCTCACTGTTTGAGAGAAAGACCGAGAGGACTTGGTCGCTGACCAGCGGCAGTACCCTGACTGTCGAAAAGAATGACCGCCAAGGCCGAAGAACTCCGATTCTTCTCTGGCACCCCAATCTGAGCGTCACGAAGGTCGAGGAATGGGAATCTTCGCCAACTGACGACATTGAGACTCTCGATCTCATCGTCTCTGGCACTGGAGACTACTGGGTCGATTCTTCGACACTGGCTGCCCGCGTCATCAAAGTGTCGGAATGGGATCGCTTTGTTCGTATTACATACGACTGTGGATGGTCTGTTCTCCCGGCTGCATTCTCTGACATCACGCTCGCGCTCATTGAGCAGGTCAAGTACACGCTCGAGCGGTATGGGGATGGAAAGCGGATCACAAACAGCCAAGCGTTTGATGGGTCATCGACGACCTATAAGAGTGGTATGATGTGCGACCACATGGTCGACGCTATTCGGTACTATCGTGCTCAGGTCATCGACTGATGGGCAATCTATTCACCATCTCATTTCCTGAGTCTGAGGTCAAGAAAGCGATCAGAGCGTCTTTCGATGGTGGTGGGCAGAAGTTTCGCCGAAGCCTGACGAAAGCCCTCAACCCGATCGGCGCCAGGGTCGCTTCGAATGTCATCAAGAGGACGCTGACCGGTGGCGCACCCGTTCGGTATCCGAACCTTCGTAGAAGGACGCCGCTGGGGGTCCGTACGGGCACGCTGAGGCGTTCCGTTATTTCCCGGGTTGAGAGTGGGGCAAAGGGTCCGCTGATCCGTGTGGGGGTGACACGAGGGCCCGCGTTGAAGTACGCGGGCATTTTGGAACACGGCGGTATCATTCGACCTGTCAGTTCTAAGTCACTCGCTATTCCAACAGGAGATGCTCTGACCGCATCTGGTGTCGCGAGGTATGCGAGCCCGCGCGATTATCCGGGAGAACTTTCGTTTATCCCGATCCATCGCGGTCGCGTGGTCGGCATACTTGTCGATAAGTCTCTTGATGCAGAAGGTCAAAGGCCAGGCGCCTTATGGTTCTTGTTGTCGTCTGTTAGGATACCGAAGTTCGCTTGGCTCAGTGCTCCGGTATACCAGTCGATTCCGCAGGTCAGGAATGAGATCGAGTCGTGGCTGCTTCAGTATTCGGCCAAAATCTAAAATAGCAGGATGACTATTCCAATGCAGTTTGATACCAACACAATCTCAGCAGACTTCTCGGCACGCAGGAAGATCACAGAAGCCCTAAAAGGGTCTTTCCGCCGTCAGAACAATGGTCTGTACAAGTTCGTGCACCGCGGTGTCGTCAACTGGCCGACATTCGACTTCACAACTCATGATGTTGCCGTCTCGATCTCGATGTCTCAACTCAGTATCTTTCGAGTCAGCGTCGGCCTTTCACTCAATCTTGAGATCGATATGTTCTCAGCACTCAAGTCCGGCTCTAATGAGCTCGATGACGAGATAGCCGATAACATGATTCGTGATGTGTCTCTGGTTCTTCTCGACCTGAAAAAGGCTGTCGACACGGACGGGAAGCCGGTTATACTCAGGTTGGATCACTCGTCAACTCAAGCGGTCGAGATTATTGATATCGAAAAGCAGGTTCAAGGGCTCGCTCTCACAGCGCCGATTGAATACTAAAGCGGAGGTCACTGGTCATGTCGAATGTCGGAGCAACGCAACTGTGGGTCACTGGATCACGATTCTACTTCCAGAGAGATCCCATATCTTCGGTCGTTCAGCCGATCGTCGATATGGGGCCTGTCGAAACAATCAACCCAACCGTGTCCCCGACAGAGATTGAGTGCAAGGACGGCGACGGCGGCGTGCTTTCACTGGTCGATACCAAGACGATCGAGATCGTAGAGACCTATGAGATTCAGACGAAGGACTTGGGTCCTGAGATCATGGCTCTGTTTTATCT